TACTATGTCATACTCACTGGGCATCATAGCCCTGACAGTATTTCCGCGGAGCCTGCGCGAGCTCATCGTCCAGGAGGTCATCAGCAAGGGCCAACTGGTACTCTCCGAAGCCGAACAATGCCAACGGAAACGGGTTCAAGTTGAGCCAGCGCTTGGATTCCTACGCGCTGATCTCAACGAAGACGAACTCACCAACATCCTCCGCGCCCTACGCGTCGTTCTTGGCGATGCCTTGGCGGGCCAGTGGGATACAACCCAGTACGCTACGGCCCTGATCAGAGCCGCATCAGTTCCAGCTGACGAAGCTTTGCGAATAGCGAAGGAACGCATCGTCACGAAGGACGCCTCACTCCTCAGCTTCGCCCGGCGCATGCTGCAAGCCGCTCCTGACATCCCAGGCCCGTTCGATAACGCCGCGTACGCCGCACTGGGCGGTGTGCTGACTGCGCTCGACCAGCTCCCCACCGACTGGACCAACTCCTCAGGCGACGTATTGTACGAGTGGTTTAACCTAGGCGAGGAGCTCGGACGCTTGGCCACTCGCACCAAGCTTATTGCTCACGAGGTCCAGTATGAAAAGAGCCCGATGACTGATGCGCAATCCGCGTCGGCTCGGGACCAAGCCATGACGGCAATCCCATTCCTAGCTAGGGCGCTGGTGGGCCTGCTCTCCAACCGGATGGAGACCGGCGACCTGGCCGACGGCGATCGCACTGAAATCGGCGATCTGCTAGCGGAGGCCGGGGACCTCATGACGGAGGGCTACTACACGTCGCCCGAACAAGGCGGACTCGGTAGTTTCCTAAAGAAGGTTGGCCGCTTCGCTGGCAAAGCCGTTAAGACCATCGGCAAAGCCGCGGGCCCGCTGATGGCTATAGCTGGCAACGCGATTCTTCCCGGAATCGGAGGCGTCGTCGGTGGTGTGCTAGGCAGCGCCCTATCGAACGACTCCAACAAGAAAGCCGTAACAGGCGCCCACCAAGCAGCCAACAAGCTACCCCCGACACCGATCAATCCTACGTCGGGTCGCGTCAGCTTGGGCGACCTCGTCCGCATGACCCATCAGTTGCGCGAGGCTGGCGTAGCCATCGCCTAGTCTCCCTAAGCCGCGAAGGGGTCGACCCTCCCCTTCGCGGCCGCTCAGACTTATCCACTTAGCATTCACCTCAGTAAGACCACCGTGTCACGACCGCATTCAGGAAAGGCTACCATGCCAGAATTCGCTTACCCCCCCCGACTCGCGTCAGAGTTGGTCATTCACACGGGCCACGTGCCCGTGTTCCGATTGAACGGCACCACACGCTTCATTCCCGTTACCAATAAGATCCAGCTCGTGTTGTCCACATGGGCGTCAGTCCTCACAATAAACAGTCAGCATAAGACCGAGAACGCCAGGCCCAAGAAGGGGCCAGCCTCCGGCAAACTCAGCGCGCGTCACAATCCCCCGAAGGCACGCTAGGAGCTACAGGCATGAAGATCGTTTACGCCCCAATTGACCTCAAACGCACCGTCGCATTCCATCACGTCATTCAGTACAACCTCGAAACCTCCATTCTTGAGACGACAGTAGCCCTTTCGGGGAACCGGGCTTCCTACCCCACGATGACGGCTCACCTGCGGGCTCTCGCTCTACTAGCGAAAAGGATGGACGCCGTCATAACCGGAGCCGGTAGCAACATGGCCGATACCAACAAGCTGATGGCGTCGATCGCATCAACTGGTCAAGGCTTCGCCGCCATCGCTGAAGGCTTCACCATGTCATCAATCCAACAACGAACCAAACTGCTTGAAGGTTGGATCGTCAAGGATGCAGCAGCCGAAGCAGTCACACAGACCGTCCGCTCAGTTGACGAGAATTTCATAGCCGACCGTGAGCTCTACGAGCTCGTGTTCTACGCAGTGCCCGGAACGGGCCCGCTGTTATCCGAGGACAGCGTTTTGATCACAGCAGCCAACCTAGTTCGAATCGCAGATTCCATCGCCAAGTACCGAGAACCGGGACCTGCGGCAGCCCAAGTCAAACTCGCCATGATTAACATCCTCGCCTGGTTACGACACAGCCTCGCTGAAAAGGTTGGTAACCCTCAGGTATTGCTCACGGGTAAGACCGAGGACATGCTCAACGCCCGCGTTAATACGCTGCGCGAGCTATCAGGCTATATTACGGGCGCCCTCGTTTCAGCGACCCACCAGGTCACAAAACACTACCTGCGTTGGATGAACGACCCATGGGTCAAAACATCAGTATATGGGCGCTCCGCTGATGACCTCTCGCGCATGATCACCACCTTCGAAGAACGCATGCCACCCATCGGTCCCTTCACGCCCTTGGCCAGCCTAGCAGACTCGTCACTCTTTGATGCAGACGTCATCGAACTACCCACGGTCGCGCGCATGCTCGCCGAACCGCCGATGACCCGATTGCCCATCATGGCAGACGCTTACCAGCAGCCGCTGGCCGGCGACTTACGCTACCCCATATCCGTTGCGGGCGAGGCCGTCACCACGTGGCTCAACGCCGCGTGGACGTTGGTCCAATTCGCTCAGGAGGTAGCCACATCGTACATGAGATCAGGGTACGAATCCCTCTCCACAATCAACGTCCCAGACCGTAAGCCCGAGCTCCGGGGGGAAGGCGGTGTAGCGGGTCTGTCCGTGGCTAATGGGTATCCACTCGTCGTACCAAGCGACCCGACCGTTTACTGGCCAGTTGGTCGGTGGGCGCTGCGCGCGCTTGACACCGATCCGTTAACACTAACAACACGCCAACAGTTGATCGCGAGGATCCAGCTATCATACCCTCAGATTCCCATCCGAATCGTCGGGCCTCAAAGAGCAACTCCCCTCGTTCCCCTGCCGATCATAAGACCCGTCTTCGAGATTCTCGACGACGATCTGACCTACCTACCCAAGGACGTCGAATCACTAGCGACACTGTGGGGTACTACAGTCGAGAGATTCAGGCGTTACATCGCCTCTCTTGGTTTAGTCACCAACCAGTTACCCTGGCGCCAGCTCGCCGAAGCTCTGAGATTCATCGGCTTACTACGGATCGATGGCAACATCGTCGAACCTTTCAGCCGGCATTGGTACCACGCGACCAGATTCGACAAGTCAACCCTCGGCAACGTCATGGAGTTGCTACCCTCATCACAGGCGCCCAATGCAGCGGGCGTTTCCGCACAGGGGGTCACCTTCCACCCCTTTACCCACGTACCTAAATCGGCAGACATCGCTCTTATGCCGACCACCATGATGCAGGTCCGATCGGAGCAGGATAACGCCAACCTGCCCCTGTTGCAATGGATAGCTCCTGAGACCAACCCCGCCACGGCCTCCGGTGTCGTCATCAGAGGCTGGACCATAGAGGATAACCTCCTCGATCTCGTCCTCATCGATACCGTGGGCGTCGGACGCGATTACTACCTGACGTCAATGAGCGACAGCGGACCCCTGGCCGGTCGCGCCTACAATGCTGTCCTCGCGGTAGCTGAACCCGCTACTCCCGCGTCGCCACCAACCGCGAACGTGCCAGTAGGCATGTTCGAGTTCCTCACTAACTAAAGAGACCAGCCACCGTCCAATGACGAGCATCATCAAGCCCGACATCGACGGTGGCTCTTCGTTCTTCAGTGATCCCACCCAATGGGTGTATCACCGAATGACGGCGAGTCCACCATCCCTTCACGTTGATACAGCCAACCCAAGTGCCGTCACACCGACGTCCCTCGGGCTGGAAACCAGGACCATAAGCCGACCACCAGCCTGGCACTTCGCATCCCCCCCCCCGTCAGATCGGGATCCGCGACACCCTCAGTTCACAAGGTTCAAGACCGGATCCCTTGTCTTACCCGACGAGCGCTCAGTTGACGACGCAATCGACGCTGTCAGCGCCGCGCATGACCAGCTTAGACAGCGTACCCTGGATCGCACGCTTACCTCAGAGCTCGACCACTTCCGGAAGTTCACGATACAAAAGGGAACATATGGGCCCTGGTACGTACAGCAACTGGGCGGAGGCCACCTTACAACCACGCTCCCGGCTGTTGTGCAGAAGATAGTCGCGCACATAGCGGCTGTTTATGCCGCCCACGCGCCACGCCGGTCTCTGCCAACATCCGCGGACCCCGCTGACACCAATGGAGGCTGGCCAACGTTCATTACGCACCCACTCGCCAAAATTGCCGGCGGCATCCTAGCGGAAGATAACCCCGATACACTGCTCTTGAATGCCCAGGCCGTCGCCCAGGGTCTCAACATTGATCCCAGCTCCTGCCTAGCCAATGGACTATCCGGCAGGTCGGGACCAATGTACAAGACGCGGCCCCTAACCAGGTTCACCGGATCCGGCTGGGAACACATTGGGGAGTGGAACGGATACGCCCAGCGTAATCGCATCGTGCACATGTCGAGCTACGCCGTTAACAGCGGCCTACGGCCACTGTTCTCGGCCTGGCATGACGCGCGAATGAACATCCCAGGACTGTGGCACGCAGCCAACAACGACTTCTATCTCACGCGACAGTATACCAAAACGTTCGAGTCCGATGTCTCCGGCTTCGATGTCAGCGTGACCCGCCAGCTGCAGACGCTCATCGCCTGGCACTTTGGCCGCGTCCTTCCCCATCTCCAAGAGCAATTGCGGTTTCTCCTCTTTGCCGAGACGTTACCAATGATCGCCCCCCACTGGGGACGTAGCTCAGGATCGTGCTCCATCATGACCTTCGTGGGTGGCACTAGGTCCGGACTCAAGACCACAGCGGAGGTGGGCACGCTCTACTCGCTCATCGCTACCCTTTACGCGCTGCACCGTCAGGGTATCGCCTACACGGCTTGGCCATACTACAAAGACATGGCTCTGCTAGTCCAAGGCGATGACGTGTTGATCTCTACCAATGGTCTCATCGATCCTGACGACTGGACGGACGCCTACCAGCGCTTAGGACTGCGTTCCAAGCTTGTCGTTGGCGACATGTTCCTAAGCCGCCACCACGACCTTGAGGGTCAACCCTTTCCATGCGCAGGCCGCATCATTCAACAGACCCTCTCCAACGAACACGAGAAAGCGGGCGACCCCGCCGTCATTGACGGCATCCTCATTCTCGGCTTCATAGCGCGCACTGAAACGGTCAACCGCATGCCGGCCTATCTCTCCCGAGCAGCCGCTCAATGCTGTCTCCACGCCCAGTGGATTCGCAGGTACCTCAAAGAATCGCAATGTACTGATTTAGTCAGTATGCGGACGCACCTTCAAACGAGTCCGGCCGCCGCAAGCGCCATTCAGGCAGCCCTTGAGGCAAGCGCCAACTTGCCGTGGCTTCTCGGCGAGTACCGCAGCCGCGAACACAGCCCGAGCGCCGCCATCCTAGCGGACTTCATCGATGCCAAGCGACCTGACCTCCTCAGGGAGGCAACGTCTCTCAACGACACAGTCGCAAAGATCATCGACAACCTCAAAAGTCGACCCCGCTCAGAGCGGATCGCTTCCAGCATCGCGTTTAGCCGCGCACTGATGAACGAACGCAGCTCCTCAGACACCATTTTCAACCGGCTGGTAACCCAATACATATGACAAGAATCTTCAAGTCTGAGCAAATCGAACTGGAAGAACGCCGCGACCTCATCCGCCAAATGGTCGCCCTGCTGAAGGTCGATCCCGATCTGCGCAACCAATTACGCCAGGTCCTAGAGACCGCCGGTCCCCCTCAAGCGGGCGAGGCTAGTAAGGAAATCATCATGTCAACGCCAACCATCACGATAGACACCACCCCTGCCCTGATCCCAGACCAAGCCCCCGATCAGGAACCGACCGTGCCTGAGACCGGCGCTCTCGGTATTCCGGCGGGGTCCAAACCAAACGCAATCGATCCCTCCACCATGCCGGCTCCTCTCGAAGGGGAACAAATGGAGCCCTACCTCGATCGCGTCGTCAAGCCCTTGGGTCTCGACCCCACAACATGGGCAACAGCCGTCCTTGCCACATCCCACTGGACATGGGATGCGGCACTTATCAACGCCGTGACCAATTGGGCTCGTTCACTCCTCGATCAACCTGATAACGCCTAGCAGCCACTACCAGACACGAAGGGGCGCATGAGTGACGCCTAGCACCCCACCCCACGTCAGGGG